TATCAAATACTGGAAGCATAGCAGGAGACTTTAGACAGGCTCAATGGGGTTCAGATGCCACCATAGGCGGTTTTGGTGCTGGGCTTCTTAATAACCAAAATGGAGCAGTCACTAAGGGCTATACCCACTACGGTGCATACTCCAATGGCAACGTTGGAAACGGCACTGGTACAAATTTAATTGCCTATGACTCATCATTCCAGAATGGAAACGTTAACGGTGATATTTTTGGATTCAATTTGTTCACTACTGCAAATGTACTTGGAACCAATAACATTAATTTGTTTAATGCCAACAACCAAGGCACAGGCTACCGAATTTCAGGCCTAAGCGTTTACAACCAGGCTAACATGTCTGAAGAAATAGTCATGGCAAGACTCAATAGCCAAGGAAACGCAAGGACTGCTTCAGGGCTAGACCTTACAATGAGCGGTGCTATAACTGATGATGCCCACGGGGTAAGAGTAAACGTTTCAAGTCTTACAAGTCCCTCAACATCTAATCATGTTCACTCAGGAGAGTTTGAGGGTGGTGCGTTCTCCATTCAAGGAAACGTAACCCCATTTAATAACTCGGCTGTTGATATTGGAAACAATTTTACTTCAACTACAGAAATAGCAAATGGGTCTCCAGTTGTTGGGACCGATCTACTTCAACAAATAATACAGAGCAATCTTTTACTCCATGACACCATCGCACCAGGGCCTTTTGGCTTAGGTATTAACGGTATAGGTATTGTTCACCAGATAGGGCTAGATTCTGGAATAGTCCTACCCTATTACCGCTCTATGCTCCTTGGTACATCTGTACCTGTAGGATCGGGTGGGACCATAACCGACTATGTAGCCCTAGAAATTCTTGGATTACCTTCTTTTGGTGGGTCAGTATCTTCAACTAATAAAGTGGGTATTCAAGATGCTCAGGCTTTAGGCCAAAACTTCTGTGATGGTGGCACTACTAACTGCTGGTTTTTGCGTATACGTGACCCGAATGCTTACAACTACTTACCTAATCTTGCAATCAATACGGCGAACCAAAAAACTACAGCCGGTGTGAAATTAGAAGTCAATGATGGTCATATTAGAACAACGCAAACAACCCCACCGGTTGCAACGGTTGATCCTAATGCAGGTAGTGGTGCTAGCTGCACCGTTAGTGGAACTGATACAGCCGGTTTTGTGGTGTTAAACACTGGGACGGGTAACACTGGGGGCCTTCAGTGTTCAATTACTTTTGATCAGCCTTATAGCACCATACCTTCATGTGTGTTCTCTCCAACCGGTGCAGTAGCCGCTACCGATTCAGCTAACGTGTTTAGTAGTTCAAGCACAAATATTTTCGTATTCATTTTTGTTGCAGCTGGTACTCCAAGTTCTGGCTACACGTGGGACTATCACTGTATGGAGACACAGCCATGAATTTAAAAAGTTATATTCTAGGGTGCATTGTTGGTGGGTTTGTAGGGTTTTCTATTAACTTGGATGCTTCAAGCCCTTCACCTAGTCCCAGTCCTAGCCCTGACTACTACAAGCCCTTACGCAAGAAGATGCCAATGAAGAAAAAGTTTGCATCACCTAAACCGGTACCGTCTCCTGCAACTAAAGTTCCATTGATAACGGTACCCACCCCGGAACCACAGGATGAAGAATAGATGCCTTTAACCATCGCACAAACCGCCACGGCTGTAGCCACCAATTGCCCGGCTTCTTTTCAGGGTATTGGTGGTACAGGACCGTATACTTACGCGGTTTTAGCAGGTGGTGCAGGGGGTGCAATTGACATTAATACTGGTGAGTATACAGCACCAACTGTTGTTAGTCCTAACCCAGTTCAAGACTTTGACACTATACGGGTAACCGATAGCTTAGCTGCAACGGCTACCACTCAGATACTAGTAGGCACACCGCTTTTACTTTTCTGTGAAATTATACAGCAAGAAATGAATCTGCCTAACGGCAGGGTATACCTGTGGGACCAGAAAATCATGCAGCCCACAGACTCAAACCTATACATAGCCGTATCGGTGCCTTTGTGTAAGCCTTTCGCTAACTCCAACCGGTCAACGCCATTACTCGGTAGCCTTACATCAGCACAATTTGTTAGTATGTTGGCAACACTAGATATTGACATCATTTCTAAAGGTCCTGCAGCAAGGGACCGAAAAGAAGAAATAATTTTGGCTTTAGATAGTGACTATGCAAGAAGGCAGCAAGAAGCAAATAGTTTTTATATCGGTAAACTCTCTACGAACTTTGTAAACCTTTCGCAAGTAGATGGTGCAGCAATACCGTATAGATACAGGATCAGTGTTCAAATGCAGTACGCGTTCTTTAAATCAGCAGCTACCGATTATTTCGACACCTTTACTGACACGCTCTATCAAAATTCTTAAGGAGGACTTAGACAATGACAAACCAATTACAGTTAACAAACATCATTGATATCTCGGTATCAGCAGCACAAAGGGGTATCAGTGCATATAACACTAGTAACTTAGCTTTGTTCTCATCTGATACCCCCGGTGGTGGCTTCGGGTCTGATCCTTTCAAGATCTACCTTGAGCCTACTGAAGTGGGTACAGACTTTGGTACGGGTAGCATTACCTTTGCAATGGCAAATGCTGTTTTCTCTCAGCAACCAAACATCCTAGCCGGTGGCGGTTATTTGGTGGTCATTCCTTACTTGCCCTCTGAAACCTTAGACGCTGCAATTGTACGTACCAAGGACTTGGTACAGTACTTTGGTCTTATGTCTACTCTCATTGAATCGCAAGCAGATATGTTAGCTGCTGCAGCAGTTGTTCAGCCGTTAAACAAAATTGAGTTTTTAGTGCAACGGGCTACAGCTTCAATTGACCCAGGTGGCTCACTTGACCTTTTAACCACAGGCGGCTTTTCTCAGTCACGTGGTCTTTTCTACGGGTCTGCTGCTGACCATGATGCACTTGTGTTTCAGGCATCATATGCAGGTAGAGCCTTGTCTGTTAATTTCTCAGGATCTAACACCACTACAACCATGCACATGAAGGACATGATTGGTGTTCAACCCGATCCTTCTATGACTCAAACGCTTCTTAACAAAGCGATTGCAGCCGGTGCCGACACCTACGATAGTTTTCAAGGTGTGCCGAAAGTGTTTTGTACTGGTGCTAACCATTACTTTGACCAAGTTTATAACCTTCAGGCTTTTGTCGGTGCGCTTCAAGTTGCTGGGTTTAACTACCTTGCACAAAGTTCTACCAAAATACCGCAAACTGAAAGTGGTATGGATGGTCTAAAAGGTGCTTACCGTAGCGTTTGTGAGCAGTACGCAACTAACGCATACATTGCACCAGGGCAATGGAATAGCCCAACAACGTTTGGTAACCAAAAAGATCTTTATGCAAACATTTTGCAACTTGGCTACTACATCTACTCGCAACCAATTTCTCAACAGTTGCAAGTTGACCGGGCTGCACGTAAGGCACCCTTGGTTCAAATTGCGGTTAAAGAAGCTGGTGCAGTACAAAGTTCTTCGGTCATCGTATTTGTGAACGCATAAACTTTTTTATAAGGAGTATACGATATGGGAGCAGTAGCGTTATCAGGTTCAGATACCATTACAATCAATAACCACATTTTTGCTGATCTAGCAGACGGCAACTGTGTTGAGTTGACTTTCCCTACCGAAATAGCCGGGGTTAAAACCGGCAAAAACGGTAACTCAATCTACGGGCTAAACGAGAGTGGTAAACAATGTGAAGTGAAGTTACGCATTTTGCGTGCGTCTGATGATGACAAATTCTTGAATGGTCTTTTGTCTTCTCAGCAAAACAACTTTGCTGGTTTCCCGTTAATGATTGGCCAGTTCATCAAGAAGATCGGTGACGGTCAAGGGAACATCACAAGCGATACTTACGTTATGTCTGGTGGCGTGTTCACCAAACAAGTTGAGGGTAAGACAAATGCAGAAGGTGATATTGAGCAATCGATTGCTATGTACACCATCAAGTTTACTAACTCACCAAGGGCTATTACCTAATGGATATGAGAGAAGTTAAACTAGCAAGCGGTGCAACGCTTAAAATAAATGCAAGTCCTTTTAAAGTTGCTAAGGATTTATACCAGGCAGTTCTTCGTGAACTGCAGGGTATTCCAATTGCAACAGGCACTGAGTTACCTGAAATGCTTAAGATGTTTTTCTGTGCGGGGTTTTCATCGCCTGCAGTAGAAGCATGTCTTAACAAGTGTTTTGAGCGTTGCACGTATGACTACGGCAAGGGTGATCTTAAAATAACAGAAGATTCGTTTGAACCAGTAAAAAATAGAGAAGACTATCTGAAGGTATGCCTAGAGGTTGCGAAAGAGAATATAAACCCTTTCGTGAACAGCCTTTATGCCGAGTATCGGAATGCACTACAGATACTCGTAAGTACCCAAGCATAGAGGCTAAAGACGATGTTCTGTTAATTTATTTTCGACTCTGCAAAGCAGGTTATGCAAGATCAGTAGCAGAAGCTTCTGAGCTTGACGCTCGAACGGTGATCCAAGCTTTGAACTATGAGGGGTTCATATCCGATTTTGAGCAAGCCTATTTGGAGTTAAATTCGAAATGACAACCATCGCAGAATTGTTTGTAAACTTAGGGGTTAAAGGTTCTGAGAAGACTGTAAGTGCCTTAGGTGGCATGCAAAAAGGTCTTAAAGACACTACCTCTATGGCACTTGAAACCAAGGTAGCCTTGGTTGGTGCAGTCTACGCGTTAGAACGTCTTTTCTCAACTTCAGGCCAACGCGGTACCGATCTAACAAACCTGTCATCACTCCTTGGTATGGATGTA